ACGTACTTGCTACTATTTATATGAGTTATTTCCAAGTGATTTATATTTACATGGCTTGGCAGTGATCCTACCCATCGTATAGCTTCTGCCATGTCTTCTGCAGTTAATGCGTTATCTTTCTTTTCTGTTTGTGTATCAATAGTCCCCGGGCAAATTTCTGTTACTGTAATACCATAATGTGGAAACTCCAATCTCATTGTATCAACTAAACCCATTTGTCCTCTTTTTGCATTTGAATAGTTGCCTGATCCTCTAAATGGAACCTGTCCACACAAAGAAGAAATAAATATGATTGTTGGTGAATCAGATTTTATCATCGAAGGAATAAGCAACTGAGAAATGTACATTGGGCCACCTACATTTATATCATAGGCTCTTCTAAAATTTTCCATAGTCTCATGTATTAGATATGTTGGACCAGCACCGCCGCCAGCATTATGAACCAATAGATCTATCGTTTCTTCTTCATATCTTTTACAAAACGATTTAATTGATTCTTCATCAGTTACATCTAATCTATTTACTTCAACGTTATCAGATTCTAAATCTTTCATGGCATCTAAGTCCCTGGATGCTGCAATAACCCTATACTCACTATTTTCTAATAGTTTTACTGTAGCCCTGCCTACGCCTCTACTTGCTCCAGTGATTATTGCTGTTTTCATTCTTTTCCTTTAAATTCTAACTCTGGTTGTTCTCCTCCATTGAAGCTCATATCATTATGTATCCAATGTCCTGTAACCATATATTTGAACCCAGTTTTGACAAGGTGGGCAGTATGAAAGTATGGAGAAGAAGATGGAAAAATAATAACACTATTTGCTTTTGGTTTGATCCCTACATCAAATTGTTTTAATTCTAAAGCTTCATCATAATCTATTTCAATCCAAGGTTTTTCTATGATGTTATTTTTATAGTCTACCATTTTAAAGGAAATTTCTCCACCTTTAAAATCATCATTTAAATACATGACTAAAGAATATCTCAATGAATTATCACCATCTAATTGATCAAAATGAGAACCCATAGATGCTCCAGTGTTATATTTTTTTATATTAAACGCTGGAAATAATCTTGGTTTTTCGTAATCACCTAGAGATTCTGCATAGTCTTTGAAGACTTCATACTGAGCATCTTTAATGGTGTTAAAAATATATAAAAATATTTCTTTTAATGCTTGATCTTCTAATTCATTGATTCTATAAGAATCAAACTGTTTAGAATCTCCATAGATATAAGTTTTATCATTGGATGAAGACCATTCATCCCAATCAATATTTGCTTCTTCTAGAGTTTTCATAAAATGTTCAAAATTTGGTATTACATTCTCGTAATAATAAATTTTTTCATGTAATATTTTCTTATCCATATATTTCCTATTTAGTATTAAAGTTTTCTAACACTGTCCAGAAAAATGGGCAGGTAAATCTAAGACCAGAAGTCACTGGGGTAACACCATGCACATAACTCTTGTCTCCTGGGAAAAAATATGCTGATCCTGCTTTTGGTTTAATCTTTATATTTTGTGCTGGAAAGTATAATTCTCCACCCTCATAGTCATCATTGAAATAAAAAATTGATGCTATGTCATAATATGGAAAAGCATTTGGTTTGCCAGCATCGGGCCCTTCATGCAGTTCTTTGTCAGCATGTGGAGTTTGTTGAGTTCCTACTGGCCATTTAACAACCGCAGGGCCTGTTGCTCTAACATTTACATTGAAGAACTTATCTACTTTAACTTTAAGTCTTTGTTGCATATCTTGAATTAAAATTAAAATTGTTGGATCTACTTTTTGTAAAGAATCATGCGTTGCAACTCTATCAGCCCAATAATCTGCATCATAGATTACTGTTCCATTCTCGTTCTTTTTACTTTCGGTAACGTCCCAAACTGTATTGTTGACGGCAAAGTTTCTAAGTCTTTCTTGCTCTTCTGGTGTAAGAAAGTTTGATACTTCTACGATGTTATCTGGTGAATCGCCAAAATACCCAGATGGAATTAACGATACAAACTCACTTTGATTTTCATTCTTATTGACAATATTTTCTTCCATATCATTCACCTTCAATTACTTTTAGTCTTATTAGTTTAACTTCATGCTCACCAACAGTTTTACCTTTATGGTTGATAGCATCTTTATAAAAGTTTGAAAAATTACCAGATTTATTAACGTTACCTACTACTTCGTGGTACCCTATAAAATCTTCATGGTATGAAACAGGCAACTCGTTAGCATTTTTTATATGAAGTTCTGTATTCTGTAAATTAGTTAAAGATATTGGAAACAATGCCATGACTGGAGTCCCTGCTTTAATAATTATTTCTTTATTAGCTTCTGTTATTCTCCAAGCGCATGGTAAATCACTGTGATAAAAAGAGGTGCTTATCAAAGTTGTAAAAGGTGAAACTCCAGCGGTATGTTGGTTTGGTACTGGCATAGTCAAAAGGCTATAATTGTCAGGTGTTTTAAAAATCAACCCAGTATTAAAACTTATCGTTGCATTACCCCTGTTTGGATGAATGTATTTTTCTCCAGACAAAATTTTAACATGATCTGGTGTTGTATCAGATATGCCATCCCATATGAAAGCAATATCTTCGGGGAAAGATAAACCCCAACCTAAACCATTAGCAAGGCTTATTGGAAAACACTTATAGGCATGAGCGTTAGCTGTCTCATCCATCCATTCTCTTTTTACATTCAATGGAGTTATTTCGGCAAAGCCACTGTAATTCCTATAAGCAACAAAGTTTTCTATCATGTTCTTTCCATCATAGGGGCACGGCGCAAATTAAGAGTTGTTTATTTGACTATTGTCAACTACTGCTTGCATGTCTTTAAATATTGGTTCACCGGTGTTTGTATCTTGAAAAACTAAACCCAACCCTTTATCCCTTAGTTGTTTTACTTTAGGATCATATGTGAATGTTGTTGTAACGTATCTGGTACTATCTCCCGTTACTGGTCTAACTCCGTGGTAGTATATTCCTACTCCTGGGTGAATTAATATATCGCCTTTTGATGTTTTGTAATGCAATGGTATTCTTGGGTAATAGATTTCTCCACCCTCAAAATCACTTAGATAGACTGTAAAAGATAATTGAACAAAATTTTCTCTCATATCTTCTGTAGGGTTGTCTGAGTGCTCAAACATTCCTTGTCCCTTTTGAATTCTATGAATAGATCCAGGATCTCCAACAAACCAGTCATTCTCAAATAGAGCTGCTATTTTTTCTTTGATTACTTTAAGTCTTTTGTTTACTTCTTCTTTATCAGCAACAAACAGGTACTTTCCATGCCACCATTCTCTGTTGTCTTTTTCCCACCATTGTTCCTCTGGAACAGATTCTGCATACTCAACAAGGTAATCGCATATCTCATCTGAGATAAAGTTCTTTATTACCCATATGTTCTCTTCAACTTGTACAAAATTAGGGTGCGCTTTGATAATGTCGTAATTGTATAATTCCATGCAATTCTCCAGTATTGTATACCTACTTAGTCAACAATACATGTTATTTACATCTGTGTCAAAAGCCCTAGTTGTGGTGATTGGGCCGACGCGCGTAGAATAAAAAAGGACCGCCCGCAAATCGATTTCCTTATGTTTTCGTTACTTCCCTTATTATATAAGGTCTTTAGCTTATTCTACTATTCCTCATCAATATTCCATATATCATGGGAAACTCCTTTGCTATAATGGTCAGCTATTATTGTTAAATCTTTAGCGTGTTCAACAGCATCGAGTTTTGCTTCTACTGGAGCACCAGGAGCGTGTAGCATTAGTGCTAGTCTATTAGCGTCTGAAGCACGAGCGTGCAGGCCATGTGCAAATACGTGAGCAGATGCAATATCATGTTCACCAGCATTAGTATAAAATTCACCAAGAGCTTGGTGATGTTCACATTGCTTTAAATGATGACCCATAGCATGGGAGAGAGTATTTCTAGTATCTAGATCCGCCAATGACTGGAACTCTTTAGATACGCCCTTAGTACGTTGTTTATTAATAAAATCAGCTACGCTAGCTTCTTTACTATATCTATTATTCCAGTTCATACATCCTATGGCGACTAACATCGTTTTTTACAGTGTTTCTGGAAATGGGCCAAGGGGTCCCCCGCTATTTTTTAAAAGCACTCTTTTCCCTAGGATTAGGGTCCCCTATTGAAAACCCTTTAGTTCTGGAAATGCAAAAATTTGCCATCCTATTATAAGCCTAGGTAAGAAAAATAACACAGAAAGCTAGAAAGATTATGAAGATCTAGCTGGCTGGCAAGCTTAACTAAGCAAGTCAGCTACCATCCCATGATTGTTTTTGTGTATACATAAAAGAAAGGAGGGTGAACATGGCAAAGCCCATGCGTTACGGTGGTTTCAGAGGCATTCCTCAACCATCTAGACAATCAAGGCGTATTAGTCCTAAACCAGTGCGAGTACAACCAATGATGCAGAAAAGAAGGGGTAAGTAAGCATTCCCTAGGGAATTGTCCTGAACACGACATTAAACTATTCATGAAGTAAGTTATACATAAAACAAGAAAGTAAGTGATAACCATGAGCATTAGCTTATACAAATACAATCACCTTCAGGGTCTCCATGACTGGAGTGAGTTCCTAGATGAGTTTGAGTCTGGTGAGCTTGCTCCCCCAATGGTTGAAGTGATTGAACCTGAGGAGCCACGTCGCACACACTGCTGTTCTGACTGCGGTTGTGAGTGTGGTGGTTGTAACTAAGCCTCTAGACAGGCTGGCATCACCGGGGTAACTCGGTGGTGGCTACATGTCGTGAGACATCTGCAGTACATACATAAAGTAAGGAAACATACATAAAGTAAGGAAGGAGGATAGCATGAGTAAGGTTATCAAGCCACCAGTACGTTGTCAGTGCAGTGCATTTGAGCTGTTCATTCAAAAACTAGGTAACTTAGCTGGTTTAACAAGCGAAGGCGTAACTCACACCGCAGAAGCATGTGGCAAGTTCGTCTTAGTTAAGTCAAAGGATAAGGCTTAAGCTATTCCATATCCAAGTAAGAAACAAGTAAGAAAGGAGGTGGCAACATGAGTAAGTCAGCCTTTGTATCTGCACCATTCACTATTGGTGACAAGGTACACAAGTCCTCTACTGTTACGTTCTCAGTCATAACTGACTCAGACGATCAGTGGAGACGTGCTCGTGACCTCGGCTTGAACGTTGAGTTCAAGAAGAAGCGTAGCTTGCGGTAAGCAAACATTACCGAATTCCCTATCGTCGTGAGATAAGAGGGAAAGTCCTAGGGTGACGCCTAGGGCCTGACGATGGTAGTCAGTTTGCAGTAACAGGCGGGTTGGCTCCGCACCTGATAACAAATACACAAGCCAAAACGGCGCATCAGCGTTCTGATGTATTACCCAAAGGAGATTAGCCATGGCTAATTTTAACAACAATGCAGTAACTGTATTCCAGACTGCAGAAGAAGCAGCAATCACAATTGCTAATTCAACTGCTAACGGATCAGGTGCTGGTCAGTTGGAGCACGACGTCCTGTTGGATGCCGTTCAGACACTCGCATTGGGAGACATCTCTCTCACTGCTGTGATCGGAACTGGTATCTCACTGGCGTTGCAGGATGGTGGCTACCAAGTTGGTCGTACATACGACTACTTCGATGCCACCCAGACAGCTTACGGTAGTTGGCTTTACAAGCTAACCCAAGAGCTTACCTCTGCTACACCTATTGTTGACCGTATGGTCTACAAGGGGTCGTACTCCAAGGGCGTTAGTCAGTTGACTATCACCTCAGACCTTATCGAGCCTACAAGTGGCGATAAGTACTTTGAGATTGTACGTCAAGACTACTACGTCTCATCTGACTCAGTATCAGGTACACGTGTTGCGGACAAGACTATCGGTCTTCGTTCTGCTCTCAAGCTGTACGTAGAGGACCTTAACAAGGGTCGCTTCTACTTCCTTGAGGCTGGACGTAAGATTGGTGTCTACCTCTGTGACCAGCGTGCCTACGGTACAGCACTTGCCATGATCAAAGACAATGGTCGTGATGCAGTACTGCCACGTTACTTGGCTACACTTAACACACTCTCAACTGAGCAAGTTGAGCAGTTCAAGGCTGAAGCTCAGTCTGGTGCTAAGAAGCGTAACGCAGCTCAGCAAAAGTTGTTCTTGTCAGTATTCAAGAACATCAAGAGCACTATCGTAAGCCTCGTGCCTACGAAGTCAGAAGTAGAATCTACTAACTAGTAGATAAGCATTACATCCTGGGTATGATGTAAAACTGCCCACCCACACATCATAGATTCTGTATGTACCCTTCAATGGAACTGTGTGGGGCCATGCTGTGAAGCATTAATTAACCCAAAAGAAAGGAATTATCATGTCAATAGATGAGGCATTCAATGTATTCATAGAAGAGTACAAAGGTATTGAATGTAAGAATCAATTCGTTCTCGGCCCAGTCTTCAAAAATTGGGAGGGAACTATTACATGGGCTAATAATCTCTATGGTACTACTAATAGTGATTGGATAGTAATGACTGAGGGAAATAATAATGTTCCCCGCACTACAGGATTAACTGCGACTAAAAGGCGTAAGTTATCTTCTAAGACAGTACGCATTATTATTCAGCCCATGTTTGCAATAGTTTAGGCTTGCTTAGATGCTTATAACTTAGGCTTGTATACGCTAAGCTAAATGCTTTATGTGGAACATATACGAACACTTGTTAGTGTTCCACGTGGAACATATGTATCGATTCGATATATGCCCCTCATGTATAATCATATAGGTTATATGTGGGGGGCTTTATCATAGCCTAAAAAAACTTGCATGTGTTTAGACACACGCATTGCACTCTGTTTTCAGATATATCTGAATTCATATGGTAACTCTAATTTGTATACATAGTAGGTTGCAATGGCATCCGTACTTATTCACCTTGATGATGGTATATACGTCTATCTCTTACCCCCCCGGTAAAGACGTATGTATCGAGTGAGTACGGGTGTCATTGGGACATACTATAGACGTGAGTTTAGAGATGTCTTCATTACCCAAAGTAAGAAAGAAAGTAGGTTAAGTATGCCAAGCGTACTTCAGTTAGATAGATGCTGTTGGAACTATCATTTGCAGGTTAGTGATTATGAGGGGCTCCCGCCGATGGCTAAGGAGTTAACTCATGTACACATTCACCTTGCATCTGTGGAATACTTTGATGTGGTGGCTATTGCTACCATACAGAGTAACTTCAATGGTTTGTGGGATTTGCTTACAACGAATCCCCGCGCCAATGAGGCCTCAGCATCTGAGTTATTGAGTCAGTTGAAGAGTAACATTCGTGCTAGCTATCGCCAGGAGTTTAAGTCTGGTTTGCTAGTGCCTGTGCATAACTGTTCTCCCCGCCGCGTCCAGAATTCATTCGAACACATCATGTTCAATCAGGGTGTTGTTTTGTATGATCCTGAGCGTGACGGCGTACCTCAGTTCTAGGATATCTAATGGCTAATACTATTAAATGTACTATGTGCTGGAAAGAGACTCCATTACAGTTCCCCGATATTGATGGAGCTGAGTCTCAGGTAGAGAATGGTGTTCAGCTCATATTCCAAGTAGGATATGGTATGTTCACTGATGTTGACTTTGGTAGCGAATGGTCTTCGCCCGAGGCTATCCTTTGTCATGATTGTGTGATTAAAGTCTTGGATTTATTCCCTGAACCATTCAGGAAACGATTCCAAGATGGTCACGCTGTTGGTACAAAGGGTTGTGATGGGTGCAGCTATTCGTTTCAGATAGACTGATTGTTGCACAGTCCTCACCTCGATCATTAAGGTGGGGACGATGGGATGATCAGTCCCCCACTAGGGATGGTGGTTAAACTATCCATGCAGTACAACCCAAAGTAGGAGGTTAGGTACATGAGTACACTGCGTAAGCTGTGTAGTTGTGTAGTTCTTGCTGCTACGGCGAGTACGGTACCACAAGCGAGTGCAATTGTGAATCCTGGGCAACCCCAGGTGGAACCAATTACACGTGCTGTTGCTCCCACTGATGTGTTGTTTAGTACGGAGGTTATATCTCCCACTATTCTGACATCATACAGTGATAGCCAGCCGATTGCAGTACCTACAAAGCCATGGTTCAGGTTTACACCTAGGTATTTACCTGGTGAGAACCCTGAGCTGCAGCAATGGGACACAACAGACACAGATGCAACAGCAACATGGCCTGATGCTGCTGATCCAGTACGGCAATTGCCGATGGCGATTCAAGTGAAGTTTGCTTGCCTTCGTTATCACGAGAGCCGCAATCACCTACACTCGGTTAACATAACGAGTGGTGCTGGTGGTTGGTATCAGTTCACCCCGTACATCTGGGGGTATGCAGTAGCACATCTACCTGGATTGCCTGCATCAATTGCGCAAGCAACTGGTGCTCAGCAGTCTGCGGCAGCTGTGTTTTACTACAAACGTAATGGTAGTCTTTACCCTGAATGGGGTGGGGACGCTGGCGTTTGTAATTTGTAGTAAATGGTATGGGTTCCACCATTAACGGGCCCACTTACCTAAACAAGAAAGGCAGTAAGATGACAAGTAAGAAAATGAGTGAGATGATTCAAGATACTCTCGAGTTAATCGATAGCATTCTTAATCGTCCTGCTACTAGGAGTCAGGTACTTTCAGTGATCAAGCACATTGAATCACTAGAATCTAAGCCTGAATCTAAAGCAGCAGTAGCCACTGAGACTAGGATAGTTAAGCCTAAGCCTAAAAAGCAACGGTCTTACATATCTTGGCGTGACCACACCTTTGAAGGTTGGTTTACCAATGTCTTAGATGGCAATGCACATCTTATCACGTACACTGAGATGACTAACTTAGTACCAGAATGGCGTAAGATTAACCGTTCTAGTATACGTAACCGATTCCGTACGGAAGGCGAACGTCGTGGTTACAAATCAGTGACTGTTAGGTTTGACAACGAAGAGAAAATGATTTTCGTTCAAGCTTTAATGTAACCTAGTTTAACTAGGTGGAGTAAGTGGTATCACAGATGGGAATCTGGGAGGGGGTTCAACTCCCCATACTCCACGATGGTATCTTACACATACCAAGCAGTAACAGGATGCGGGTGGACGCAGCCCTGACACAATACAGAAACCACATACCTAAAACAAGAAGAAAGTAAGGAAAAGATTATGAGTGAAGCAACCTACGAAGGCATGCCTATCCCACAGTGCTACATTGACATTCAAGATGCCTTGGAGTCTGGTACAGATCGTATCATTCTCTACGGTCGTCCTGGTACTGGTAAGACTTACTCCGGCCTCACAGCTGGTGTGTCTGATCCAAGTCAGTCTGAGCGTCTAGTATGTACTGAGGACATGACATCAGCCGACGTTTCAGGTGCATTCATGCCTAACGTAAGCGGTGGGTTTGAGTTCCTACCTGGTGCAGCTTTGCGTGCTTGGACCAACGGTACTCGTTTAGTTATTGACGAGATCGATAAAGCTGGCGGTGACGTATTCGCCCAGCTCCTAGCATTCACTGACACCGTAGACTCAGCATCATTTACACGACCAGACAATGGGGAAGTAGTTCGTCCTAAGCCTGGTTTCTCTGTTGTGATGACCTCTAACATTGAGGATCCACGTGACCTGCCTACTGCACTTAAGGACCGGTTCCCGTTTGCAATCGAAGTCAATGCAGCACACCCTGCTGCCTTGGTTAAGTTGCCACCACAGCTTCGTCTGTTGGCTGCAACTATGATTGCTGCAGAACCTGGTCAACGTGCTAGTTTGCGTGCGTTCTATGAGTTCAATCGTCTACTATCTGGTGGTCGGTTCTCTCTTGAGCGTGCAGCTAACCTGATCTTCGGACCAGTGTTAGCGACGCAGATCATACGCTGCATGTCTGTTGGCACATTGGAGCCTGAATTCACACTCACGGTGTAAATCATGAGTGACGAACTAATGGATCCAATTATTCCACTAGCTGATGTTGTGTCTGCATTTCGTGATGACATAACTACAACAACTAAGTGGCAAGTGCAAGCAACAGCAGGTGAGTTCGGTGCTGGTGTTGACTTTGCTGCTGGGATTCTAGCTGTCCCCCTCTCGGGTGACAGTTATTCTCAGCAAGTACAGTTACACAAGCTAGTTGAACTACGTTGTTCTCCTACTGATCCAGCTTTATACAAACAAGTAGCTACCTTTTATCAGGAACAAGGTATCACTGAGAGTGTTCTCCGTGCTGCCGAAGCTGCTCGTATCTCAGCTATCACTGAGAAGTTTGCTGTACAGTTTGGTTTGAAATCAGAACCAGATGGATCAGAGAAGAATCGTGGCAAGAATCTAGCATCTGCTAAGTCTGCTGCTGCATGGGACCAGGCTGTTGAGTTCACACTTAGACATCATGGTACGAAAGCCTTTGACTCGTTCGCGAGTGGTGTTCGTACTGTTAATCCTGAGTGGAGCAAGTCATTGCGTGCTCTCAACAAGCGACTCACTAGTACACTAAGTGGTTCAGCACGTGGTCTCGGTGACACTAGTCCAATGCAATTTGGCCATGGTGTTACTGGGCCTGCTGGTTTTGCCAACTCTGTGTATGCTGCTAGCGTTGTACGTGACTACTTGTCAGATGGATATAAAGCTCCTGATGACATGCGAAGAATGCGTCAAGCACTAGAAGAGAAGCGTGCTCAAAACTATGGTGATGTTGATCCTAAAGACTTATCTGAGCAGGGTAAATTAACCCCGCAAGAGATGGGTGTTGACGATGACATTCCTGATGGTTTCGAGTTTAGTGACGACTCTGACTTTGGTAAGCTACGTGTTTGTGACACGTTGCCACTAATAGTTGAGGTTCCAGGTTACATGCATCGTAAACGTAAAGCAATGACATCTGGTCGTCGCATTGCGTATCCATCTCGTATGCTTACTGACCCACAACGTCGTGTGTTCGGCACTAAGGTTCGTGTTAAGGGTGGTATCGTAGTCATTGACATCTCAGGTTCTATGAGTCTGAGTCAAGATGACATCGAAGCCATCGTTAACAACGCACCTGCTGCTGTTATCATTGCGTACAGTGACTGTGGCGATGACCCTGAGCCTAACGCTTGGGTCTTAGCTAATCGTGGCTGGCGTGTTAGGGAAGTAGGTGACATCGGTGGTCATAACAATGGTGTTGACGGACCAGCTCTTACATGGGCTATTCGTCATCGTCATCGTAATGAGGAAATCATCTGGGTTACTGACGGTCAAGTTACTGGCATCAAAGGTGGTTCCAATACACAACTAGCTATTGAGTGTGCTAAGTTAGTCAAGAAACACAAAATCATTATGATTCCTAGTGTTGAAGAGGCTGTTAAGCAGTTCAAATCTGGTAGGTTTATTAATAAACCTCACGGTTATGTACGCGAAGCCTTGCTTGGCAAACTTTAATCACGTGTTTGTTGGTATCTTATAAACCAACAACTGGGGTGTCTATCAAGCGACACCTCAGTACCATGCATTACATTGTAATGCAGTGTATCCAAATGGATACTGTAACCAAAATAACAAGGAGTAAGTATGTCAGAAGAAGAGTTCAACTTCGGTGATCTCGATCTACAATTGGATGAGAGTACTCAAGCGCGTATTGCACACGCTGAGTTTCTTGAATCAATTAAAGATTGGGGTTCTACCATGGGATTGATTGCTGTTCCATTCACTCACATGGCTCAGGCTGTTGCTATTGCTGAGGAAGATGATACATCAGAAGATGAAAAGCACAAGTTATACAAACGTGTTGCAACTGCAATGCCAACTGGTGTTGCTATTGTTGTTGAGCATATCAATGAGTTGTATACTATGTTGCAAGTGGAAGCCGTAAAAATACTCGGTGAACCATTCATGTTCCATGATAGTCATCACCCATATTGTGATGGTACCCGTGAAAACTGCGGTCACCAAGATCACTACAAATCCGATACCAATGAGTAAGGAAGGAGGAACCATGGAAGAAACACTCAACCGATTGAAAGCAGAGACTCAGCAGATGAGAGAGATGGTAGCACAATCAGCCACTCTTGAAACTGCTCAGGCTATGGCAATACGCATGATCAACTTAGTTGATACAGTTGTGGAATTGCTAGTTAAGCAATCAGTTAAGTAGTTGAGGACAAGAACGTTAAGGCTCTACTAATCTATTAAGTTAGGTTATGTTAGAGTGCTTTTTCTTCTTGTTGTTGCATCTACATAAGCCTATCTAAACAAGTTAGTGGGCCTTATCTATCCATAGCAGCTTGCAACCTGCTGTGGCGTTAGAACACCACGCGAGTGTGTTCAACCTACATGATTTGTCATGAGTCATGTAGGTTCTGTTGTGGTACTACCAGTTACTCGCCCTGCCAGTGTGCGCTTTGATAGGCACGAGAGCCACGCAATGATACTTGTAGGCCACACAACTCAGCCTGAAGGGAAGTTCAGGTAGGAAGCGCATCCTTAACAGCACTATGAGGTCTAGGCCACTGACCCAAAAAACGTGGTAAGCCTATGCATGCTGTCATGGTGTGCATAGGCACTCAGCCTAACTTATGTACTGACTACGTCTATGAGATAAGTTAGATGACTCATCATGTGGGGAAGCACATGGAGGTATGTATAAACCTTAAAATTAGCCACCTGTTGGTGATGTAGGTGAACCAACGACCTGAGTGGTGTGAAGGTAACCACTAGCCTTGTGAGTGAGCTTTTGTAACTCTCTGTCCTGGGTATGACATTAAAGTGCCCACTTAAACATTACCCAAATAGAAAGGCAGTAAGATTATGCGTATAGAAGGAAGACATAACGATGATAAGACTGAGATTCAAATCATCGTTAAAATAGAGGGTGAAGGAGAATTTGAAGCCTTTACTCATTTCTTTCAAGAAATGATTCAGAACATGGCTAGTGCTGCGGATGCTATTGTCATTGATCCAATCAATGAAAAAGTATACAAAGGCGAAGACGTGACTGATGAAATGGTTCTGGATGCAATGAAAGACTTTGCTATTCAGAAAGCAACTGAAGCCAACCGTGATTCGGATCCAAGTATGCGTATCAATTTCATCTAAAGAAAGGAATAACATGTCAAGAAGAATATCATGGCGTAAATCGCCTGATGCTGATATCTGGCGTGCTAAAGTTCCACAACATTACAAAGTTGAATGTAGACTTGTATTACATGCTGGTGTAGTTAATAGTTCAGTAATGAATAGGAATGCTAGACTAGAAGTACAAGTACCAACAACAGGTAGGAATTATAAAACCGTAATAATTGTAGAATTTTATAGCAGTTGGTGGGCTAAAGAGTATGTAGATTCTTTACTTCAAGTAATGTATTTTTATGATTTTGATAGTAAGGATCATGCATTTCAATGGTTCATTGATATTTTAAGTAAAGTACAAAAAATAGATCAACCTGAAACATCAGAAGGTAGTTGGACTAGTCTAACTGGTTGGTCTAGATAATAAAAACAGAAAGCCCGGGAGGGCTCTTGGTGGAGTTGACCGTCCCCAACTGATGAAGAGGTCATAACCAAAAGTAAGAAAGGAAACATATGTCTAAGGACATTTTGTGGATTGCTATGCGCGATGGTAAAGGCTGGGCTTCCAGTCGTACTCGTGACATGGTAGACTTAGCCTTCACGGTTAGTAAACGTGACAAGAAAAACGGTGGATCGTTAGTTGTCATTCGTAAACCTAATCGTGATGATGATCCAAAGTCGCGTGCGACTGTGGTGATTGGTATGGTTTACTATGACACAGTATCTGAAGCTAAAGCTGCAGTTAAAGCTGCTGTTGATAATGCTAACATGAGTAGTTCAGATAAGGATAGTGCTCGCACTACACTATTAGAACAGATGTTAACAACGTCTAACACCAATGCTAATGCAATTATTATGGTTGGTCATAAGGTAAGATCACAAAGTCATTACAGTTCAACTACTGCTGTGACTAGTGTTAATACTACAGTTGAAAGCACAATGCAGGAGGAAGTCGAAGCTGAAATAGAGCGTAGACTAGAAGCTGCACCAGATGCTATGCAACAATGGTTAGACATGACTAAAGATCTCACTGAGACTTTTAGCATGACCAAAGCCGTAGCAGATGTACAAGCAGTAGTTGAGGTTGTCTTTGACCCTAGCACATGGCAAGAAGGTCAGCCTTACCCATCAGAGTACATGCTGGTGGGTGGTCGTCTCATGAAGATGGAATGGCCTAAGTAGTATCGTAGTATCACCTGGGTATGTGATTAAACTGCCCACTCAAACAATAAACCAAAAACAATAAGGAGTAAGCACATGGGTTTAGACCAGATGCTATTTGCAGTAACAAGCCATCCCGATAACCACGACTTCGGATACGATCCTGATGCTCAGTATCGTCAGTTTGGTAGTTGGCGTAAGCATCCCTACCTTCAAGGTTGGATGGAAAAACTATTCAATACTAAGGCAGATGCTCAAGGTTATGTAGGTCATGGTGAATACCATGATGGTATTGAAGTTATGGCGCGTGAAGCTGATGGCAATGAGATGACACCTGAGATGATGCAGCAAGCATTAGATTCTGATTCTGAAATGCTGAAGAAGATTAAACAAGAACAGTTTACTTCTAAAGCTATTCATACAACTAAGGATCGCATCTTTAATCAGCAATGCGTCAGACTTAACATAGGTGATCTAGATCAACTAGAGATGGCTATTAAGTTAGGTGAGCTACCAGCAACCAAAGGATTCTTCTTTGGTGATGATGCTAGCGAACACTATAAAGAATACGATTTAAAAGTTATTGAAGCAGCCCGTCAAGCTGTTAAACTAGGTCTAGATGTATACTACGATTCATGGTGGTAACATCTAACAAGGTTGCATTTGGGTAATGCATCAGTCCCAGCCAGTCGGTGGTGAAGTATGGTGGTTCGATTCCACCTTGGGACGCTCCCAAGTAGGGAATACATAAAACAAGTAAGGAGAATAACATGGGTGACCGTGGACATGTAGAGATTATCAGTGAGGGAGATCCAACACTGTATTACTACACACACTGGGGTGCTTCAGGTTTACCAACAGATGTTGCTGATGCTTTGCATCGTGGCAAAGGACGTTGGGATGACAGTGAGTATCTCAATCGTATCATCTTCTCAGAAATGATTAAAGATTCTGTTCTATCAGATACTGGGTATGGTATTGGTTTCCACCAGCATGGTGATGTATGGCGTATTGTAACAATAGATCACGTCAACAAAACTGCTGGTATTAAAGAAATCAACTACGATAAAGTAGATTGGTCTAACTACAATGAAGATGATGTAGTATGGGATTGGAAATTAGAACCAGTACCATTTGAAGTGTTTGTTTATCTTAATAGTTTAGTTACAGCAAAGGAATAATCATGGGTAAAAAACTAGACAAAGCTTTCTATCAACTGAGCAATGAAACTCGTCATCACATTAACTTAGCAATGGTTAAGCAAGAAGATTACGAAAATGGATTTGCTCAAGGATTTTCGGAAGCACTACGCATAG